CTGCTGTTGGTGACGCTGACGGACGAGGGCCGGGCGTGGATTGTGAGCGGGTCATAATGTTTCTTCTGCCGAGTGGCGCGGGGGCATGAAGATGGACGGGCGGACGCTGGGGCGGCGGCTGGCATTGCGGCTGGTGCCGGGGCAGGTGGACGAGAGCGTGGTGGAGACGGGGGACTTGACGGCGTTTAAGCGGCATATCTATCGGCGGTATATGCACGCGGCGCACTTGGACTTGCTCGACCGGAAGCTGGAGGCGGTGACGCGCTATGTGGAGACGGGGGGCGCTGAGGGTGTGGGGCGACTGATTATTAGTATGCCGCCGCGACACGGCAAGACGATGACGACTAGCAAGCTGTTCCCGGCGTGGTTCCTAGGAAGAAACCCGTATAAGCGGGTGATGCTGGTGAGCTATGGGCAGAGCCTGGTGAACAAAAGCAGCCGGGCGGCGCGCAACTTCCTCAATAGCCGGGTGTACCGGGAGGTGTTCCCGGCGGTGCGGCTGGCAGAGGACAGCGCGGGCGTGGAAGACTGGGACATCCACCACAGTGCAGGCGAGGGTGGGGTGAGCGCGCTGGGCATCGCGGGGGCGAGCACGGGCAAGGGGGCGCACCTGATGGTGATTGATGACCCGCATAAGGGGCGGAATGAGGCGGAGAGTAAGGTGATTCGGGATCGGACGTGGGCGGCGTTCCAGGGTGATTTGATGGATCGGCTGGAGCCGGGCGGGGCGATTGTGATTATGGCGACGCGCTGGCATGAGGACGATTTGACGGGGCGGGCGTTGCGTGAGATGGGCAATGAGGGGTGGGATGTGTTTAATTTGCCCGCGCTGGCGCATGAGGACGACGACCCGGTGGGACGTGAGGCGGGGGAAGCGCTGTGGCCGGAGCGGTATGGGCGCGATTACTTCCTCAATTTGAGGGCGTCTGTGGGGCCGTATGAGTGGGCGGCGAAGTACGACGGCGACCCGCAGCCGAGTGAGGGCGGGATATTGAAAGAGGTGTGGTTTAGGCCGTTGGCGTATGTGAAGCCGCCGACGGTGAAGCGGGTGCGGTATTGGGACTTGGCGATGAGCGAGAAGAAGACGGCGGACTACACGGCGGGGCTGCGGCTGGACTTGTGTGAGGACGGGGAGTGGTATGTGACGGGGATGGCGCGGGAGCAGGTGGAGTATGGGCGGTTGCCGGGGTTGTTAGAAGGGGTGATGTTGACGGACGGGCCGACGGTGCGGCAGGGGTTCGAGAACAAGGGCTTTATGACGCGGGCGGTGCAAGAGGTGGCGAAGTCGTCTGCGCTGGCACGGTACAAGATTAAGGGGTATAGCCCGGACACGGACAAGCTGACACGGGCGCTGCCGTGGGCGGCGCGGGCGGCGTTGCGGGTGGTGCATTTGTATGTGGGGCCGGACGGGCTGACGCGGGCGGAAGCGGAGGCGATGGTGAGTGAGTTTAAGGCGTTCCCGGTGGGGGAGCATGACGACCAGGTGGACGCGATGAGCGGGGCCTGGGAGATGATTAATGAGGTTGAAAAGAAGCCATTGAAGGCGAGGGCGGTGAGCTATGTTGAATGAGATTGAGAAAGTGTTGCGCGAAGCGGGTTTGGTGGGCAAGGGCTGGGCGGAGGCGACGCGGGTGCAAGGCCGGCGGGTGGCGAAGTATCGGCGGTATTATGAGGGTGAGCATGATGTGAAGCTGAGCCGTGATATGCAAGATATGCTGCGAAGCGATGACGGTTTTAGCGACAATTACTGCGAGCTGGTGGTGAACACGATGGCCGACCGGCTGTTGGTGCGGAGCATTACGAGTGATGAGGCGGGGAGCGAGAACGAGACGGACGCGTGGGCGGAGGCGCTGATGGTGCGGGAGCGGTTCGATGCGTTGCAGTTGGATGTGCACCAGGCGTGCATTCGGGACGGGGACACCTATGTGCTATCGGAGTACGACGAGGCGACGGGTGAGGTGAAGATGCATCATGAGGCGGCCTTCGACGGGGAGGAGGGGATGCTGGTGGTGTACGACCGACTGCGGCGGCGGATCGTGGTGGCTATCAAGGTGTGGTATGAGCTAAGCGAGCGGCGGGTGAACTTCTATTACGCTGACCGGGTGGTGAAGTATGAGGCGACGGGGGAACTGCCGCTGGACGAGGCGGCGGGCGGCGTGAAGGGGGTGCAGATCGTGGGGGGTGAGACGGTGGGCGGAAAGCTAAAAAAGATCGGCGAGGATATTCCGTGGCTGGCCGGGCAGGTGCCGGTGTCTCACTTTAAGAACCGGGCGGGGAGCCGCCGGGTGAACGGTAGCAGCGAACTGACGGCGGTGGTGCCGTTGCAAGATGTGCTGAACCGGGTGGTGACGAGTATGGTGATGACGGGCGAATTGAACGCCTTCCAGATTCGGGTCGCAAAGGGGTTTGATCCGCCGGAGCGGCTGGCACCGGGGATGTGGGTGGTGATTACGGGGGACAATGGGGTGCTGGGCAGGGATGACCAGGCAGACGCTTACACGCTGGAGGCGGGTGAGGTGATTCCGTTTATTGACCAGGCGAACTTCATTATTGAGCAGATGGCGACGATTAGCCTGACGCCCCTGCCACAACTGACGGGGGGCGCGGCGGGCGAGAGCGGGGAGGCGATGAAGGAGCGTAAGGAGGGGATGATCGGCAAGATTAACCGGTCGCAGGTGCGGCTGGGCAATGCGTGGGAGGATTTGATGCGGCTGGCGGTGACGATTCAGAATGCGTATGGCACGACCCAGGTGGACGCGGCGGCGGGGTGGACGGTGAATTGGAAACCGGCGGAGGTGCGGGACACGGCGGAGGTGCTGGCGAAGGCGCAGCAGATGCATGAGTGGGGATATGAGGCGGAGGCGCTGCGGCTGTTGGGGTATGATGGCGGGGAGATTAAGAGGTTGATGGAGGAGAAGCAGGCGGCGGCGTCGAACGCGATGGCGGTGCTGGGGGCGGGGTTGCCGGGCTTTGAGCAATTCGGGGTGCCGGTGGTGGAAGAGGTGGCTTAGCGCAAACCCGCCAGAGACTGTACATAATCTGGCGTTTATTAAATCATGAGAGAGAGCCTTTAATATGAATGAGAACGAACAAGCAAAGAACGAGAAACCGCTCAAGGAGCAGCAATGACATTCACAGGAACAACGGGCGGGCGACGCTTAGACAGTCCGCAATCGGACAGCGTTCAAGGTATCAAGGTCGAGGCAAGTTGGGGTCGTGTCGAAGGGGGCTGGCTCGCGAAGGTTAAGTTGCCAAACGTGACAAGCTGGGATATTGGCATCTTTGACACAGAGGCAGAGGCGGAAGTGGCTGCGAGGCTAAGGGCGTCACAGTTGATCGCTAACGCAACAGCACAACTTAAGGCGTTGATTGAGGTGCGGCAACGGTCGGTGAAGTAGTGAGAAAGTGGATTGTGGGCAGGAAGTTCCCTAGGTAGGGAAGGTTGGGCGCATCGGCGACGGTGCGCTTTTTTGTTGCTTAGCGGATGGCGTCGCGGAGGGCACCTTCGCGGATCATTTGGCCGAAGATGTCGTCGGTGTAGGGCTGGACGAAGTCTTGGAGGGTGGCGCGCCCGGCGCGGAGGGCTTCTAGCTTGCCGGGGGAGCGTTGGGCGGCGGTGAGGTTTTGCTGTTGGGCGGGGGAGAGCTGGTCGAACCACTCCGGCCCGGTGAGGATATTGCGCGGGCGTCCGCGGACGAGGGCGACGGAGGTGCAGCGGCCTTGGTGGTGGTCTTGGATGACGGTGCCGACGGGGAGCCGCTCGCCGTGGAGGGCGATGCAGGCAAAGCAGGTGCGCTGGTCGAGGACGGCGACGCGGACGATCTCGGTGAGGATGTCGCGGTTGGCGTTTTGGTGGGCGGCGGTGGCGCGGCGGTAGCTGCTGAGTTGAAGGGTGCGCAGGAGGTTGTTGATTTGGGCGGGGGTGAAGCCTTCGACGCTGGCGCGGACGGCGCGGGCAATGCGGAGTGGCCCCCAGCCGTTGACGAGGCCACGGGTGGCGATGTTCTGCACTTGGTCTAGGGCGCGGGGGGCAATGCGGCCCACTTCGGCGGCGAAAGCATCGCTGCTGACGTAATCAACCAGGGCGGCGATGGCTTCGGGGTCTGGTGTGTTCCAGGTGATGCCCAGGGCGGCGAGGGTGGCGTCGTCTATTCCGCCGATGGCGAGCTGGCGGGTGAGGTCACGCGCTGCGGACTGCCCAGCGGCTTGGACGTCGGTGGCGGCTCCGTCGGCCCGGTTGGCGGCGCGTGTTAACACGGGGTCGAGGTCTGCAAGGAGGGCACGCAGGACGGGGTTGCCGGGCGTGAGGCGTTGCCCGGCGGCGGCCAGGCGGGCGGCCTCGGCGTCGAGTTCGTCTAGGCGTTGGGCGACCACCCCACTGGTGAGGTTTGACGTGACGGCGCGCAGGGTTTGGCGGGTGGCCTGCTCGTAGCTGCGGTCTAGCAGGCCAGCGAGCAGGTTGTCTAGGCGCTCGAACACGGGTTACTGGACTTGGGTGCTGGTGGGGGTGATGTGCAGCTTGAGGTTGCCGTCGGCATCGCCGGTGCCGATGAGCGTGACCCAGTCGCCGGTGGTGAGGTCTGCCACGGGGACGATTTCCCCGGCCCCGCCAAGGGCATAGATGACGCCTTCGGTGGCGGCGCCGCCGATGTCTAGCGTGCCGCGTAATTGGTAGCTGGTGACCTGGTTGTCTCCGCCACCGGAGAGGGCGATGCCGGTGACGCTGGCGGCGGCCTCCGACGTGTTGGCGGCGGGCTTGAGTTTGAAGTCTGCGGTGCCGTCGGCATAGACGGGCTGACCGGCAGTGACGGTGGCACCGAGTTTGCCGCCTTGCTGGCGGGCGTCTAGGCCAATGGTGACGTCGGTGGCGGTGATGGTGAGTGCTGGCATGAGATGGTTCTCCTGTTTTGAATTTATCTACTAGGGTACTGCGAAAGTGATGGGATAACGCGCCGGGGCATAAGGAGTTTTCTGCTGAGTGGAAGGAGGCGCGTTAGCGGGGGTGGGGTGCGGTAGGATGGAGATACTGGACAAATGAGCATGGAGGCCGAGATGGCCGATAACGACAGCAACTCACCCGGAAACGAAGGCACACAGCCGCGTGATGCGGAGCAGCCAGAGGGCAACGGTGGGGGCAATGAACAGGACTGGGGCGCACTGCCCGATTGGGCGCGGAAGCAGATTGAGGAACAGCAGGCACACATTAGCCGGCTGAACGATGAGTCTGCAAAGCGGCGAATTGACAACAATAAGTTGACGGAGCGCGTGAGCCTTTTGGAGCAGGAGCGCCAGAAGGGGTTGAGTGCAGAGGAACGGCTACAGGAGCAGGAAGCACGGATTGCGGCGTTGCAGGCTGATGCTGAGAAGGCAAAGAAGCTAGAGAATCGCATTCGTGAGAGCAATCAGCAGCGCCTGGAGGGTATCCCGGAGGGGATGCGTAGCTTGGTGCCGGTGGACGCGATGCCGCCGGACGAGCTAGCGGCGTACTTGGACAGGAACGAGGCGCGGCTGCGTAGGCCGATGGCCCCGAACTTGGACGGGGGTGCTGGCTACGAGAGACGTGAGGCCGCGCCAACGCTGACGGAAGATGAGCGGCGGATTGCGAGACAGGCGGGCATGAGCGACGAGGAATACGCGAAGTACAAGGCACGGCTGGAATAGGCCGGGATGGCGTGATGCCAATCGAACCGTGGTTAACGATTGGAGAATGTGGTGACAGTAGATACGAGTGGCGGTTTCCGGTATCGGTTCCGCAAAACGGGAGAACACCGGGCAGGGGTTGGGCCGACGATCCAGAGCTTGGCGGTGGCAAGTAGTGAGACGCTGACGAAGGGCGACTTGGTCAATTTGGAGAGCGGCGAGATCGACCTAGCAGCAACGGGCGATGCGGCGCTGTTGGGCATGGTGCTGAACACGAAGGACGGCACGGCCAGCACGACGGAGTATGAGGTGATTATTGACGCGGACGCGGTGTATGCGGTGTATGACCCCAATGCGCGTAGCATTGGCGATACGCTGGACATTAGCGGGACGACGGGCGAGATGACGGTGGCAGCTAGCACAAATGCAGATTTGACGGTGTACGCCAATAGTGGGGCTGACCAGGAAACGCTGGTTTACATCACCCACGGCGAACATGCGTTCAACTAGGAGGTGGACATGATTAAGAAGATGATGCACATGGTGTTGTTCTGGGTCGTGTTCCAGGTGTTGGTGCCGCTGGACAGGCTGTTGGCCGGGCTGATGGCAGAGACGACGGACGGGCGACGGGTGGTGACGGCCAAGCGCCGGGGCACGCAGAGCTTGGCGGCGCGGCGCACGTACTTCGCGCCGATGCGGAGTAGTAACTGGGGCGAGCTGCTGTTGCCGGTGCTGTACAACTTCTTCGAGGTGGGGCGTGCATTGCGCCCGACACTGCGTGAGCAGATGTACATGGTGATGGGCAGTGACCGCAGCAAGGAAGAAAACATGGGCCTGGGCGGCATTGGTACGGATGCCTGGGACGATTACGAGATGAGCGGGCGTAAGGGGATGCTGGACTTCGATAAGGGGTACTTGGCGACCTACGTTCATAAGGAGTACCCGGTGACGTTCGAGATTGAGCGGAAGCTGCGGGACGACGACCAGTACGGGGTGGTGGCCGGGACGCGGGCACGCAAGATGGGCATTAGCGCGGAGCAGAAGATGGAGCGCGATGCGGTGAGCGTGTTTAACAACGCATTCGACACCAATTTCGCCGGGCCGGACGGAAAGCCGCTGGTGAGCACGACGCACCCCAAGAACGGGAACAAGACGGGCAACCTGAGTAATAAGGGCACTGACGCGCTGTCTGTGGAGAACGTGGAGGCGGCCCGGATTGCGATGGAGACGACCCCAGACGACGCGGGGAACATCTTGGGGATGGTGCCGGACACGATCTTGGTGCCGCCGGG